GCCACGCCAGCTGGAACGGCCAAGCTGCTGGAGTTAGTGGATAACGGGACCACGGGATACATGACGATCCGGCTGTTGACCGGGGCAGTGCCAACAGATAACACCACGATCACCGGCGATTCCTCGTCGGCAACGGCGGCGGTGAACGGCACCGTGAGCCCATCGATTGACGTGGAGCAGTACACGAACGCCGCACTCCTAAACGGAGCGGCGGTGACCTCGGTGGTGGTGAACGAGGCGATTGATTCGGACACTCCGGCGACCGGCACCATCCGGGTGTTACGGAATAGCGGGATTCGGACGGTCCATCCCTACTCGGCCTGGGCCACCTCGACGTTCACGATCACCAGCGCCAATTTCTCGACTGACAACGCGGCGGCGAACAACGGGGTGTTTTCCTCGTTCATCGATAAAGTCGCAGTCTCCTCAGGGGAGAGCTTCACAGTGGTCTTCAACACCACACGCAACCTGTTTGTGCGGGTGCGGGACGGCGGCGGTTCGCCGATCAAGACGTTCGAGACGACCGGGACGCTCACCAGTGCCGGGGGATCGACGACGGCCATTCGGACCATCGATACCTAAAGGAGGACAAGACGATGCCACAAGTGACGTTTTCAGTGTGCAACAACCTTGCGATCACCAATCAAGGGGTGACCGGGAATGGGCCGAAGGACGTGTACGTCAGCGCCCTGCAAAGCAATCAATTCGGCCTCCCCGCGATGCGGATGGTCGTACAATACACGAACCTCTTGCCAGCGAGCGGGTCGTTCAACTTGACTGCCGTGATCGATTCACCGAATGCGGCGGGGATCTACTTCCCGATTGCCTATCAGTTTGGCCCGCTGCGGAATTTGCAGGAAGGCACCCAGCGGATTTTGATTCTCGGTCCCGCGATCAGCACGTTCGATACGGGGATTGACGACAATATGTGGGCGGGTGAACAGACGGTCGCGCGGATCTCGCGGCAGCAAGGGCGGGTGGCGGTGGCCGGGTTTCGTGTACGGGTGGTGCTGTATGAGGGCGCATTCGGGACTGCGAACGCATTTCAGGGTGTCACGTTGTCCGTGTATGGAGATCTCAATGACGACTAACCGGTTCATGAAAAATACGGCGGGGAGCTGCCCCTATTGTCTCACAACTGAGTTCGTGACGGTGGGGCCACGGCGACCCGGACAGCGCAATGAGCAGTGTAGTGCGTGCCAGCAATATCACGTACTGAACGAGCGCAATGGGACGCGATATCCGATCACAACCCCGACGGACGTGCTGTCGGAGCCGTACATCTAGCGCGGAGCTATGGCGACTGTCAGTTCCACATTGACGCGTATCCATGACTGCGAGGGCAGTTTGTCATCGGTGTCGTTTGGCGGTGGTGCGGGGGCCACTGCCAATACGGACATTTTCATCCAAGCGGCGCAATCCTTGGGACGTCGGCAATCGAACTTGACGCTCGGTGGCTTCATGATCAACGATGGGGCCACGAACGATCTGTCTGCGACGGATGTGCATTTAGGCATTTGGTTGTGGGTGACTCACTATTCTGTCCTCACGGCATTGCGCGTGCGCTGTGCGGGGGCCGCGAGTGGCGATTATGACGAGCACATTGTCCCGCTGACCGAATATCCGGCGTTGGGCGGATGGATTCGTGTCTGGCTCGATATTTCACGCACCCCTGATGCGACGGGTGGGAGCGCCCTGAATGAGGCGGCGCTCCAACATGTGGGGCCAGTGGTCTCCCTACCGGCTGTGGGAGGCAATGCACAGAACATAGTTATGGATGCCGTTGATCATGCCGTGGGGGCTGGGCTCACGCTTGCCGGAACGAGCGGGTTGTGGTCAGATTTTGTGACCGCCGATGCGAATACCACCAATCAGTATGGCATCATGCGGTTGGTCGGCGGAGTCTTGAATTGCCTGGGGCGCGTGCAGCTCGGGACGGCGTCATCCCTCGTGTTTACTGACGCAAACTTTACCATCATTTTTCCGCAGCAGAACCTCGTGCATGATGCGTGGATGGGGATCTCTATCGATCTGCAGCACGCCAGTACAGCAGTGACGTGGGCGAGCGGGGTGATTCAGTCGAGTAGCGTGAAGAAAGGCGATCTGGTTGTGACCGGGACCAGCGGGACCTTCACGGCGACAGGGATGGTGTGTGGAAATCTTCGGATCGTGACCCTCAACTCGAAATGTAGCTATACGCAAGGGGCCTTTGGGTCGTGCGGGCAAATTACGGCACCTGGGGCGACCCTCACCAATACCCAAGTCACTGGGTACGAAGGCACGGCGAATACGTCCGCGTTGATTTGGAATGTGGCGACGGACCCGGATGGCAAGATGAATGGGATGACGTTTATCAAAGGGACGGCGGCCACGCACGCGATTGAATTTGGCTTGAACAGCCCCACCTCGATGACGCTTCGGAACATTACGTTTACGAGCTACCACGCGAGCAACGGAAACAACGATTCGACGCTCCATATCAAGCGGACCAGCGGCACCGTGACCATTACGATCACGGGTGGAACCACTCCCAGCTATCGGACGGACGGGGCAACTGTGGTTATCGTGGCCGGGGCGGTGACGGTGTTGGTGAATGCGAAGACGGTCGGCGGGGCGAATATTCAGAATGCGCGGGTGTTTCTGAAGGCCGCGACCGGGGGGCCTTTTCCGTTTGATGTGACGGTGACGATTGCGAATAGCGGGACGACGGCGACGGTGACTCATACATCCCATGGGTTACTCACGAACGACAAGGTGGTGATCAAGGGCGCGAGCCATCTGGCGAACAACGGGGTGTTTACGATCACGGTTACTGGAACCAATACCTATACCTACACCATGGGCAGCAGTCCGGGGTCGAATCCGACGGGCACGATCAAGGCGACGTTTGTGGCGTTGGAAGGGTTGACGGATGCGAGTGGGAACATTTCGACTTCGCGCGTCTATGCCTCTGCGCAACCCGTGACGGGCTGGGTGCGGAAGAGTACCGGGTCGCCGCTCTACAAGCAGGCGCTGCTCGGGGGCAGCGTGAGTAACACGGCAGGCTACACCGCGAATGCCCAGCTTGTGAGTGACGAGTAAAGGGGAGGCCATGACGCCACATGAACACGACACGCACCAACCCGACGTGCAGCCCGTCCCCGGATGTCCCGAGTGCGACGAGGCTGTCGGACGCCCGCTCCCTGAAGAATTTAGCGGCGGACGAGGGGGCCGGGTCATCCCGCGACGGCGGCAGCCAGGCTGAGTTGCCGCGCCGAAATGCCGCAGCGGTGATGCAGGAATTGGAGCAGATGCGGATGCGGCTGAATGAGAGCTTGACCATCGTGCAGACGTTGCAGCAGGCGGTGAGCGCCCTGGCGACGCGAGCGGCGACGCTGGAAGTGCAGATCAATCTCCTGGCGGCAGGCCGATTCGGGACGGGGCCGACGGTGAGGGCGTAGTGGCGATCACAGTGGACTGGGGGCAGAAGATCATTCATGTGCCGCAGGCGGATCTGACGCCGATCAGCGGCCTGGTCTTTGAGCTGGATGTGGATGTGCTGCGGTTGGCGCTCAAGGATCTGGAGGACGATGAGGCGGGCGCGGTGTTCCCGGACACGCACCGGCACAACACGGAGGTGACGCTGTCGGGAGTGACTTATGCGCGAACGGTCGAGATCATCAATGGCTACACCCTCAGCTTCGAGAACACGGGGGTGCCGTACGTCGTAAGCTGCGTGGGGGCCAATCACAACTTGGGCGACGTGACGAACTTCGACGGGAGTTCTTCGCTGCTGATCGGGAATAGCGCGGGGTTGATCGTGCGGGCCGTCGGGTCCGGGCTGTCCGCTGAACAGGATGCGCGACTGCTCTCGATTGAGAACACCGGAGAAGCCTCGGCCTTGGCGATCGATGATGTGCAGACCGCAGTCGATGCCGGGAACGTGGGGCTGGGGACGGTGAAGAATCTGATGGAGGCCGACGAAGAGATCCGCAGCAACACGTATCGAAGGAAGCTGAAGGGCACCGGGACGGTCCTGATGGACAAAGCGGTCACACGCAACGGCGGCGACATTGATCTGGTTGAGGTCTAGGTGTGGAACGGCAACTGGTATCTGCAAGGCGGGGGCGGCACGACGGGCGTCGTCCTCTTGAGCGCAGGAGCAACGCTGATGGAACCGCTTGATGCCGAGCTACACACAGCGCAGTTGGAGGCCGAGTTGGTGGTGAACACGCTCACGAGCGAGCTGGTCGAGACGTTGGAAGCGGAGGTGGAGTAATGGCTGAGATTGGTGCCCCCGTCGCGCTAGATATCACCCGGACGGAAGACGATACGGACGACATCACGGTGCATCTGACGAATAGCGATGGCACCGACGCCGAGGTGACGGGCTGGACCGCCACGCTCAGCATCGGGTCGGATGCCGACACGTTGGGCTCGGGCTACCAAGCGACATATAGCGGAACCGGGGTCGCCGACGGATTGATCCCGATCGATATGGCGCTGTTCGATGTGCCGATCGGCAGCTACAAGTACGACATTCGGATTCGCGACACAGTGACAGTGGATCAGCCCTATCGGGTGTACTTCAAGGGCAAGTTCAAAGTGACAGCGCGAATCAATTAAGTAGAGGAGCTTATGGCATTAACACTGATTGCAACCGCAGGCGCTGTGAACGCGAACAGCTATGCCACGCTGGCGGAGGCGGCGGCCTTTCTGGAAACGAACCCGCACGCCTTCCCGGCGTGGAGCAACGCCGACGACGCCGAGGTGAAGATCCCGGCGCTCATTTGGGCCACGCGGATTCTGGACGAGGACTACGACTGGGTGGGGGCGAAAGTCAGCTCGACACAGGCGCTGCGGTGGCCACGCGCTGACGTGGTGGATCGCGATGGGTGGTCGGTGGATTCGACTACGATCCCGTCGTTCCTGAAGAACGCGACGGCGGAACTGGCGCGGCATCTTGCCGCGAGCGATCGGTTCGCGACGCGGGATGGGGCGCAGTCGGGGGTGCAGGCCGTGACGGCAGGCTCGGTCAGTGTGACGTTCGACAAGTACGACCGCATCGCGGTGCTGCCGGAAAGCGTGCTCGCGATGGTGGGCTTCTACACCACCGGCAGTGCAACGGGCGGCATCGAAGTGCCGCTGGTGAGGGTCTAGCCCATGGGACTGAAGGAGACTATCGCGGGAGCGGTCCGATCGGGGTTCACCGCGCTGGGGAACTTGACCGAATCGGTGACCTACAAGGCTTACCAGACGACTTCGGTGTATGACGTGACCTTGGGGACCTATACCCGAGTGGAAACGTCCTACACGCTCTCTGGGGTGTTCCTGGAGTATACGAAGAAGGACATCGACGGGGAGCAGATCAAGCCCCACGACCAGAAGTTCCTCTTCCAACAGGCGGACCTGGAGGTGAGGCCGTCGCTGCAAGATCGGATTGTGCGGGACAGCGGCGCGATCTGGGAAGTGGTCTGGGTCAAGGAAGATCCGGCGCATGCGACGTGGGAGCTGCAACTGAGGGCTCGCAATGGGTGACGCGCGGCAGTTCAGCCTCAGCCTGAAGAAGTTTGGCGACCAGCAGCCGAAGGTCGTGAGCAAGCTCATGCGAGCAGGCGCGTTCGAGGTGATGGGCGATCTGGTGGCGGCGTCCCCGGTGGATACCGGACGGTTCCAATCGAGCTGGTTCGTAGGCGTCGCCGTGCCGAACCGATCCGTTGCGCCCGAGCGAGAGACGAAGAGTGGGGCCGCCCGCGAGAGTCTGACGCGGTTGCGGGAGCTGACGCCGCAGACGGTCGATGGGACACAACCGGTCTACCTCTCGAACAATCTGCCGTACGGGTCGCGGTTGGCGGATGGGTCGAGTGAGCAAGCGCCGAGCGGGTGGATCGATGGGATTGTGCACCGGGCCTCGGTGAAGCTCGACGCGGTCAAGATCAAGGTGGAGTAACGATGGCGCACTGGGACCATGCTCGCATCGCGGTGGAGAAGCGGCTGAATGACAACTGGATGACGACGCCGATTCGCTTCTGGTCGAGCAATGCCCCGTTCAATGTTCCGGCGACGGCCTACATTGCGCTGATGGTCGAGGAGTTCGACGGACGGCAGATCACGCTGGGCGGGACGCCGCAACTGCATCGGTACGCCGGGCAGATCACGATTCAAGTGTTGGTGCCGGAGCGGACCGGAGCCAGCGTTGCCCTCGGCTATTGCGACACGCTGGATGATCTGTTTCGGCGGGCGCAGTTCTCGTACAGCAACTCCGGTCTCATCACCTGCCGGACGCCGCAGCGGCGAGATGTCGGTGTGACGCAAGGGTGGTATCAGGTCAATCTGGTGATTCCGTACCAACGGGACAAATCGCATTAAACAAGGAGGGCGACGATGGCACAGGCAGAAAGTAATCGCGTTGATATTCGGATCTCCTCAGAGACGACCTGGAACGAAACCCCGTCAGGTCCGACGATGGCCTCGCTGCCGTATACGAGCGAGACGCTGTCGTATGAGAAGCGCACGGTCAGCAGCAACATTGTCCGGTCGGATCGACTGACGGACGATGTGATCGAAGTCGGCGCGGGCTCGGCGGGCGAGGTCAACATTGAGTACAAGTTCAGCGACTTCGAGAGTCTGATGCTCGCGGCGCTGGGGGCGAGTGCCTGGGAGACGGCGACGTTCACGGGCGCGGCCAACCTGAGCTTTGCGGTCAGTGGGGGTGGCACGCAGGTGCTCACGGCTCCGGCGTCCACGTGGGACAACTTTGACATCGGGGCCTATGTCCGGGTGAGCGGGGCCGATGCCGCGAACAATGGCGTGTTCCTGATCACGGCGAAGACCTCCACTGATCTGACGATCAACAACGCGACGGGGACGGTGCAGGCCAGTTCGAGCGCGACGGTGACACAGAAGATGGCGCGGACGGGGACCACGAAGTCGTCGTTCCTGATCGAGAAGCAGTTCGGCGACATCGACGAGTACATCTCCTTCCGGGGGATGCGCGTCGGGACGTGGAGCATGAACGTCGAGGCCGAGCAGATCATCACGGGGACGTTCGGCTTTGTCGGAGCCGGGGCCTTCAGTGCCACGAGCACGATCAGCGGGTCGGTCAATCCGGCGGGGTCACTGTCGGTGGCCAGTGCGACGGCCAACATGGGCCGGATCATGGAAGGGGGCGTCGCGTTGACGACGGCAGTGCGGGCGGTGCGGTTCACGCTGAATGCGAACCCGCGCCAGCTCACGGCGGTGGCGAACAAGTTCCCGATCGGCATCAACCTCGGGAGCTTCGAGATCACGGGCACGGTGGAAGCGTACTTCGAGGATCTCGCGCTGTACGACAAGTTCGTGGATCACTCGGACACGTCACTCGTGTTTGAGATCGATAGCCCAGAGGATGACCGGACGATCTTCACGATCAGCAATATGAAGTTCACGAACGCGGCCCCGGTGGGCGCGGGGTTGAACCAGGATGTCATGGTGACGCTCGACTTCATCGCCAAGCGGGATGCGACGAGCAACGCCATGATGCAAGTAGACGTACTCACGTAATCGAGAAACGGGTGACCGATGAGGACGGGAACCCGGTGGGAGGGCAACGGCAGTTTCACAAGGTCTGCCGCCCCTCCGCTTCTCGCAACGCCATGGAAGGAGCCACATGGATATCTTTAAGACCTTCGCTCTCGATGAGACCGCCCTCGATAAGGGCGTCTGGAGGGTGATGCAGCTCACACCGGACGGCAAGGTGGAAACCGTGCCCGTCCAAGAGTCCGAGATTGGCGATCGGCAGGCGGTGCTGGTCGCCAGTACGGACAACCCCAAGTATGAACAGCTCGTCAACGCCAAGAAGAAACCCTACCTGATGAAGCAGCGGAACCGAGAGGAACCGCTCCCGCCGGAGGTGCGCGATCGGATCATCGGCGAGTCCCTCGCGGACTCGATCATCCTGGACTGGCGAAACTTCCGCATCGGGGACCAGGAGTGGGCGTACAGCAAAGAGGCGGTGATGGAGATCTGGACGCGCCCGAAGTGGACGCGGCTGAGGGATGTGTTCCTCGCGATGATCGGCGATGTTGATGTCTTCAAGGTGGATCAGGAGGAGGCGACTGTAAAAAACTCCTAGCGGTCCTGGAGTGGGAACAGGCCTACGCCAAGGACCGAAAAACGCTGGATTTCTATCGCACCCTGGGACCGGCACACCCCGTCTGGGCGAACAAGCCGGAGTTGAGCGAGGAGTCGGCATGGCACTACGCGGCATGGCAAGCTCTCACCGCCTCCCGGCCAGCGGGGATGGGAGTGCTGCTGCCGATTCCCCTGACGGAGATCGAGGCCTATTGCCGGTTGGCCGATGTGCCTGCGGGCGAGCGGTTGGCGTTTGCACGACTGATCCGGCAGGTAGACCTTGGGTTTTTGGAACTCCTGGACAAGAAGAAGACCGCGACCGTTAGTCAGCCGAGGGGACGATAATGGCCGAATCAGTGCTTGATGTCATCATAGACCCGCGCAAGGCCCAGTCGGGAGCCCGTGCCGTACAGACGGCGCTCACCTCGATGGGCAACCGGGCGACGCAGGTCACCAACCATCTGAAGAATCGCTTCGACGGCGTCCGCAGTGCCGTCTTCAGTCTCCAAACGGCCATCGCGGCCCTGGGGGTCGTGTCCTTCGGACGCTCGCTCCTGCATGTGGCCGATCAACTCGACAAGGCCGAACGGGGACTACGGACCGTGACGACTTCCGCCGGGCAGGCTGCCGTGCAGTTGGAGCGCATTCGGAAGATCGAAGATGAGTTTCAGTTCGGCGATCTGCCGATGGCGAATGCGTTCCGGCTCCTGGTCTCCAATGGCATCCCGGATGCGGAACAGGCGTTGCGCACGCTTGGCAATGTGGCCCTCTCGACCGGGGAAGACATCGAATCGGTCGTGACGGCGATGATTGCGGGCAATGAGCGGGCCTTGCGGCGGCTGGGCGTCCAGCTGATTGATCTCGGGCAAGGGGAAGTCGATCTGGTCTTTGGGAACATGGAGATCCGGGCCCAGAAGACCGATCAGGCGATCCGCCGGGGGTTACTGCAACTGTTCGAGCGAGGCTTCCCGGATGCAACGAAGGAGCTAGGGAACTCGGTCGATTTCCAGCTCAAGCGGGTGAAGGATGGGTTTGAAGACCTACAGGTGGCGATCCTCCGGGGTGGCCTGAATGACTTTCTCGCTTCGACCTTCAAGACGATTGCGGACGGGCTGGACCCGAACGAGATCAACCGGAAAGGGGAAGCGATCGCCGCCGGGATCAAGAAAGTTGTGCAGACGATTACGCGGGACATTGCCGTAGCGATCGATCTCCTCACGCCGTTCGGGAAGGCGGCGCTGAACATCTTGAATGCCGCCCTGGACGGCTTCAACCGGTTGCCGCCGGAACTCCAGACCCTCGGGATCTTCGGAGCCCTCTGGTTCGGGAAGCGCGGCCTAGTCGTACTGACGGCAGGGTTGGCGTTGGCTGAGAAGCTGAACATCACGATGGCGGACGCCGTCAGGGAGGCGGGGAAGTTTGGCGCAGGCCTCGCGGACATGGCCAAGAATACGCCGCTCGGGAAACTCCTGGAGCGGGGCGTGGAGCTGGTCGGACCGGAAACGAAGAAGGCGGTCGAAGACACGTTGGCGAAAGGAACGCGGGAGACCAAGGCGTTCTTCGGGATCGATGACGCGGCGACAGCGGAGACGAAATCGGCCCTCGCGACGCTGAATGACTTCTGGGCCCGCGTGGAGAAACAGGAAGCAGCGGAGCGTAAGAAGCGACTGGCCGCCGAGAAGAAAGCAGAGGCGGAACGGCAAGCGGGAGCCTCCGGGCTGGTGGCTGGAGGGCGCAGTGATCAGGACCGCATCATCGACGCGCAGCTGGCACAACTCCGGGAGCAGACGGATCTGTTCGTGCGGCAGGAGCGGCAGAAGCAGACTGCATTCTTCGACCCGGAGCGAGCCGAAGCCCTGAACAAGGCGCTGTCCTTTACCAACACGCTCCAGGAGAAGGGCCTGTTCACGACCATCCGGGCGAAGGGGATCAATGAGCAGTTGTTGCACCTGTGGGAGCAGGGGGTCGTACCGACCGACGAGATCGCGAAGAACATCGGGATGCAGTTCCTGCGGATCAGTGATGCGGCCCGCGAGACCCGGCAGTTCAACGCGCAGTTGGAGATCTCTCGAAATCTGACCGAGGAAACAGCGCGATTGCAGAGTGAGACGCGGGACATCTCGGGCGGGACGCGCGGACAGCAGGTCGGGGCCTTCCCCGGAGCCTTCGGCACCGAGCAGCCCTCACGCGAGACGATCCTGGATCGCATAGGTGCGCAGATGAAGCGGCAGGGGCTGGCGTTCGACCGGATCAATGCGGCGAAGGAAGTGGACACGCTGCTCGAAGCACGCCGCGCGAACTTCATTGCGCGGACAACGTACGAGATGGACACCCAGATCCGCTCGCAGAAGATTCTGACGACAGCGGTCGGGTCGCACGTCGATGAACGTGAAGCGCAGATCCGGGCGCTCATGGAGATTCAGGCCCTCCAGCAGAAGGGGGTCGTCCTCGACAAGGAAGAGATTGCGAACATCCACAAGAAGTCGCGGGCCGTGCAGGAGGGCGCAGCGCGGCTGCGGAACGTCGATGCGGTCAATCAGTTCGTGGACACGTTCCGCGTCGGGTTCGACACCATCGTGCGGAGCGGCGAGCAGGCCTACGCCCACCTGGAGGACGCCCTCGTACAGATGATCAATAAGGGGAAGATCGACTTCCGCCAGTTCGGCGACTTCGTCCAGCAGGAGATGACGCGGCTCTCTATCCGGCTCGTGTTGCAGAAGCTCATGGGGGCGGGCGGCGGAGGAGGATTCCTCGACATGCTGGGTGGGTTCGGCGGCGGCGGAAGCGGCGGCGGAATCGGCAATACCTTCCAAGGCATCTGGGGGATCTTCAGCAAGTTCTTTGGGCTGTTCAAGGGAGCCGGGTTCGGAGCCGCAGGCGGCGGCGGCATCCCGTCCGATGTCATGATTGGCCAGCGGGGCGGCAGGTTCGGGTACGAGGGGAAGATTCGCGGCTATCAGTGGGGCGGCATCCCGAGCTACGAGCAGGGCGGTGTCTCGCACAACGAGCGGCTCATCAAGATCTCCGAGGGGCAAACGCCAGAAGCGATTGTGCCGCTGCGGGGCGGGAAGATCCCGGTGCAGATGAAGGGCGGTGGGACGACGATCAACGCCCCGATCACGATCATCACCCCGGATGCCGCCGGAGTGCGGCGATCCGACACCCAGATCCAAGCGCAGATGTCTACGGCGCTGGTGCGGGCGTCTCGGAGAATCAACTGATGGCGAGCGCGGAGCTGACGCTGATCATCGAGAGCGATCGGCGGTTCGAGGACCGCGTGCAGCATGTATTTCTGTCGTACGAGAACCATATATCGAGCATGGACTGCGCTTGCAATCCGCGTTTGCTCCTGCACCACGTGATCCAGCAGGAGCCGACGATACAATCGGTGCGGGTGTACTGGCATCAGTGGAAGAGAGGACAGGATGGCATTCGACGAGACGCAGTTTCCAACTGACATCAGCTATGGCTCGCAGGGCGGCCCGCAGTTCCTAACGGAGATCGTCGTGCTCGACTCGGGGCACGAAGCCCGGAACATCAACTGGGGACTCTCGCGGGCGAAGTACAACGTCTCCTACGGCGTGCGAGATATGTCGCAGTTGGCGGCGTTGACGAAGTTCTTCTATGCCCGATGGGGGCGAGCGTATGGGTTCCGCTACAAAGACTGGTCCGACTATCAGGCGACGCAGGAGGTGCTCGCCCAGACTGGTGCGTCTACGGTGCAACTCATCAAGACGTACCTCAGCGGTCCGAGGAGTTATGTCAGGACCATTGCAAAGCCGGTGGCCTCACCCGCTGTAACGATGCGCCGGGGTGGCTCCTCCTTCACATCGTTCACACTGGATACGACCACCGGCATTGCGACCCTGACCGCTGACTCCTCGGCCACTATCACGGCGATCACACAAGCGAACCCCGGTGTCGTGACGACGGCAGCGTCGCACGGGTTCAGCAACGGGAATCAGATCTTCATTAAGAACGTCGTCGGCATGACGCAGGTGAACAACCTTGCGTTCACGATTGCGGGCGTGACCGCCGACACGTTCAACCTGGGGATCAGCACGGCCAGCTACTCGGCCTATGTGTCCGGCGGCACTGCCGAGAAGCATGTGCAGTCGGGCGAAGTGTTGGATTGGACCGGCGAGTTCGATGTGCCGGTGCGATTCGACGTGGACCACTTACCGACCAGTTTGGACGACTTCTCCGTCGGCAGCGCGGATGGCGTCATGCTGATCGAACTGCGAGTGTGAAGGGGGTGATGGGCGATGGCAACGAAGAAACCAGCGGTGAAATCGACGGGGTATAAAGCGGCTACGTCGAAGCCGAAGGCGAAAGGTGGGAAGAAGAAGTGAAGTCCGCCGGGAGTTCCCTCCTGACGCATCTCTCCAGTGAAGTCACCTCGGTGGCAATGTGCTGGAAGCTCACGACCGCCACGGGAACGGTGTTGGGGTTCACCTCGCATAGCACTGATCTCGTGGTGAGCGGAGTCACGTACAAGAGTGCGGTCGGCTTCACGCCGACGGCGATTCAGACCGGAGCTGGGCTGAACGTGGACAACCTCGATGTGCAGGGCGTCCTCGATGCGCTGGGCATCGTCGAGGCGGATGTCTACGCCGGAGTGTATGACGGCGCGGAAGTGGAAGTGTTCCTCGTGAACTGGGCGAACCTGAACCATGGGATCATGCGATTACGCAAGGGATTCCTGGGGAACGTGAAGATCGCGCGACAGGGGTTCGAGGCCGAGATCCGGGGGCTGCTGGAGCGGTTCCAGCGGTCCATCGTCGAAGTCTACACGCCGGGCTGCCGGGCGGATCTGGGCGATGCGCGATGCACGGTGGACCTGGGAGCCTTCACGGAGACCGGGACGATTACCAGTGTCACGAACCGGCGAGTCTTCGCCGACACCACACGGACCGAGGCGGATGGCTATTTTCTCGGTGGGCTGCTGACCTGGACCTCCGGGAACAACAGCGGGCTCAGCATGGAAGTGAAGCAGTACACGCTGGCGACGACGCAGTTCGAGCTGATGTTGCCGATGCGGTACACCGTCCAAGTCGGCGATGGCTATAGCGTCTACGCGGGCTGCGACAAGGCGTGGGAAACATGCCGAGACAAGTTCAACAACATTCTGAATTTTCGGGGCGAGCCGTTCGTGCCGCAAACGCAAGACATGGCGGTCTCCTCAATCCGATGACCCGACACGATCCGACGATACGGTGGCTGATCCTCAATGAAGCCTTGCTGGTGACGGGGTCGCCGGTTCGCTCGCTGAACGGGGAGGGGTGGACAGTGCATCTGCGACATCGGGACGGCCTGTATCAAGTCGAGGAGGTGATCCTCGCGCCGCACGTGGTAGTCCCGCAGCATCGGCATCCGCATGTGGACAGCGTGGAACACTATCTCGGCGGGACGTTTGTGCTCATCGTGTCCGGGCATCGGTTCGAGGCCGGGCCACAGCTTCGGCGGCTGCGACGCAGTGTGCCGATTCGGGCGACGGACTGGCACGGCGCGGAAGTCGGAGCCGAGGGCGCACGGTTCCTCTCCATTCAGAAGTGGGATGGGAATGTGCCGGTGTCGTCGGTGGCGATCGATTGGGAAGGTTCGGAGGCGAAGGTGGTGCATGCCGTCCATTGCTGAGTTCATCAACCAGGCTCGCACGTATCTCAATGTCCGCTGGAAACACCAGGGGCGGTCGCGCGACGGCGGGGTGGACTGTGTCGGGATCTTCTATTGCGTGAGTGTCGATCTGGGGATGGCCCCGACCGACGTGCGGAACTACGGGCATCGGCCAGGGTCGCGCCGGATGATTGCCGAAGCGTTGCTCTACTGCGAGGAGATCCACGTCGAGCAGCGGCGGATTGGCGACTTCCTCTTGGTCACGACCGGCGGCGAGGAGCCGCAGCACATGGTGCTCATCACGGGGACCGATTCGGTCCTGCATGCGTCGGCGAAGCATCGCAAGGTGGTCGAGCATCGACTCGACGACGAGTTGCGACGCGGCATCTGCAAGGTCTTTCGCTCAAAGGTGTTGCATGGGTAGTGGCGGCGCACGGACAGGGGTTCAGGCCGGGTTCGCGAAAGCCGGGTTCGCGGCAGGGATTCTGATCGGCCAGCCGGGGCTCGGGTTCGCCATCGGGAACATGCTTGGCGGCGTGGTCGGGAACTTGTTGTTCCCGGAAGACCCGGTCAACACGAACGAGTCTGGGCCACGCCTCTCTGACCTGAGTGTCCAGACCTCGACGTACGGCAACGGCATCCCGCTGCTCTATGGCACGGTGCGCGTAGCAGGTAATGTGATCTGGTCCACGAAGCTCATCGAGCACGTGAACACGACGATCACGGAAGTCGAAGGCGGTAAGGGCGGCAGCAATCCGACGACGACCTTGACGACCTACACGTACACGGTGTCCTTTGCGGTGTCGCTCTGTCACAACGAAATCGTCGGCATCAAGCGCATCTGGGCCGATGACAAACTCTGGTTCGACTTCACGGACCCACCCGCCGGAACGTCCTTCGCCTATGAACTCTATACCGGGACGGAGGACCAGCTCCCGTCGCCGACGATTGAAGCAGACAAAGGCGCGGGGAACGTCCCGGCCTTCCGAGGGCAGGCCTACATCGTCTTCAAGGATCTGAGTCTGACGAAGTTCGGCAACCGCGTGCCCAACTTCCACTTTGAAGTGGTCGGGAGCGGCTCGCTGTCGATCAGTGCGCAGCATGTCGTGACGACCACCGGCAACTTCGGTTGGTGGACGCGGATGGCGCTCGATACTGAGACGGGCTACATCTGGGTCACGAACGGCAACAAGAACACCGTGTCCATCGTGGACCCGGAACTCACTCTCGTGCGCCAGTTCGTTGACGAGATCGGCCACCCCTACATGATTTCCTATCAGCCGCCGTTCCAGTGGCTTGATACCCCGAACCCCTTCGAGATCGGGCAGACGCCGGAAGTGAAGGAGATGCCGCCGCGCATGTGGATCTCCTGCGACGTGGTCGGATACATCAACATCGGGAACTCGGCGGCGGGGTGTATCGATACGCGCACGCACAAGGTCGTGCTGAACAACAACATTCGCGGGGATGTCGAAGGATCGATCGACCACCAGCTCCAACCGGTGCTCGGGGTGACGGCGGTCGATATGCGGGACATCCAGGTGCAGAACGTCAACTCGGAGCTGGGGCAGCGCGTGCACTTTATGGGCGCGGGCGGGAGTTCTAGCAAGCTCTACTCGACGATCATTGGGCCGCGCGACATCGAGTTCGCGGTGCCGGTGCCGGGCACCGTATGGAACGATCAAGTCGCCAGCACGCCGTCACTGATGAACGATGCTGTCGCCAGCGATCCCTCGATGCTCTACTTCTATTGCGTGGATTACAAAGGGGTCGTCCGCGCGGCGGACTACGAGATGAATCCCGTGCTCTCGCGGCAGGACTATTCCACGACGACGTTCTTCAACCGGCTGGTGTGGGACAAGTTCGAGCGGAAGTTATACGCCCTCATCGCCGAGAGTGGGGCGAGCAACTTCCATATCATCAAGTACAGCGAGGATCTGGCGACGAAGCACTGGGATATCTCCGCGCCGCCCTACCCGGATTCGGAGCCGGTCACGCTCGCGCGATCGTTCGTGACGCTGGACATTCATCCGACCACCGGGGCGCTCTATGCGCTCTCACAGAACCTG